AAGCGCAGGAAACGCATCTGGTCGAGACGCTTCGGTGCTGGCTACGGCTGCGCTAGGTGCTGCTACAGGATCTACAAAAAAGTTATTGGGTGAATAATGGAATTATCTAGACGTAAAATGTTTGATTTAGTTCAGACTCAGTTAGAATCTGAGAGGACATCTTTTTTAACTCACTGGCAGGAGCTATCTGATTTTATAGCTCCAAGAAGATCTCGAATAAGAACGAGTGAAGTTAATCAAGGAGACAAAAGAAATCAGAACATAATTGATTCAACAGCTACAATGAGTTTAAGAACGCTGCGTTCTGGAATGATGAGTGGAGTTACAAGTCCGGCAAGACCTTGGTTTAAATTAACTCTTTCAGATCCGGAATTATCAGAGTATGGAGTTGTTAGACAGTGGCTTGATGCGGTTTCAATGAGAATGAACACGGCATTTTTGCGCTCAAATCTATATAATGTGCTACCTATTGTTTATGGAGATATGGGATTGTTTGGCACGGGAGCTATGGCAATCGATGAAGATCCAGGTGGAAACGTATTTAATTTTGTCCCTTTTCAAATAGGTTCTTACTCTATAGCTCAGAATTCAAATTTAAAAGTTGATACGTTTAATCGTACCTTTAAGATGACAGCTAGACAATTGATTGAAAAATTTGGATTAAGAGATCCAAACAATCCTAGGAATGTTGATTGGAGTGTATTTACTCAGGCGGTAAAAGATGCCTACGACAAAGGTCATTTTGAGCAATGGTTTGATGTTACTCATATGATCAGGCCTAACGAAATGTTTAAGCCTTCGAGTGCCGTTTCTAAATTCAAAAAATTTGCAAGTTGTTATTACGAAAATGATCAAGGTTTGTTTTTAAGGGAATCTGGATATGACTATTTTCCAATACTAACTCCTAGATGGGAAATCAACGGCGAGGATGTTTATGGAACTTCTTGTCCTGGGATGGAAGCGCTAGGAGATGTTAAGCAATTGCAAATCTCAGAAAAGAGAAGCTTGCAAGCGGTTGAGAAAATGATTAATCCTCCGTTAACTGCTCCGACATCTATGAAGAATACTAGAGTTAATTTAACTCCTGGGGATATTAATTACGTAGATGTTCGTGAAGGGATGCAAGGGATAAGATCTGTTTATGATGTTAATTTCAGAATTAGTGAACTAGAGCAGAAGCAAGCTCAATGTAGAAATAGAATTCAAAGAGCTTTTTTTGAAGACTTATTTTTAATGTTAGCAAGTTCTGATCGTCGTCAGATTACAGCTCGTGAAATAGATGAAAGACACGAAGAAAAACTTTTGGCATTAGGTCCAGTGTTAGAGCAATTAAATCAGGATTTATTAGATCCTTTGATTGATATTTGTTTTAAAATAATGAATAAACAAAAATTACTCCCTCCTCCTCCTCCGGAAATTCAAGGCATTGATATGAAAATTGAATATATTTCTATCATGGCTCAAGCTCAGAAAATGGTTGGAATTGGTGCAGTTGAAAGATTCTCAGGTTTTGTTAGTCAAGTTGCTGCGATTTCTCCTGACGTTATTGATAAAGTAAATGCGGATTCTTTGGTTGATACTTATGCCGATTTAACTAGTATACCTAGTAAGATACTAAGAACATCGGATGAAGTTGCATCTGTTCGTGATGGGCGAGCACAAGCTCAGGCTGCGGCACAAAGACAGCAGCAAATCATTGAAGGGTCTAGAGCTATTAAAGATTTAGCTTCAGCGACGATATCAGATGATAGCGCTCTTACTCAAATAGCAAATGGATTAAACAGTGGACTATAAACAAATTATAAATGAAGATTTAAAGTTTATTCTTGCGACTCCTCAAGGGAGAAGATATCTCCACGATTTATTGGACTTCTGTGGTTTATATAGAACTAGCATGACGGGATCTAGCGAAACCTTTTTTAGAGAAGGAATGAGATCAACTGGACTCAAGATACTTTCGGATATAGCCGAGGCTGATCAGGATGCTTATCTTAAAATGATGACAGAAACTAAAAATATAAAAGAACAAATAAAATTATATAAAGAAAAAAATAGAAAGGAATCTACAGATGAGTGAAGTAGCACAAGACACAACTATAACTACAGATCAAGTCGTTGCAGAGAAGAGTGATGCTGATGTCATATTCGCGAATGATGAAAAGCAAAACGATTCAAAAGCAGAGATCAAGCAAGACGAGAACAAGACAGAAGCAGAAGGAAAACAGTTACCGGAAGAAACTTCTAAGCCTACAGAAGAAGCAAGCAGCCAAGAAGCTGCAAGTGCAGAGCTAAAGCTAGAGTTAAAAGAAGGATTAACTGAAGGCGATCTAAATGATGTTTTGTCGTTCGCTAAGGAAAATAACATTTCTCAGTCGGCGGCACAAAAGATTTTAGATAGCAAGCTAGAAGCTAAGGTCAAGTTCGAGCAAGAGAAAAAACAGAATCTTCAAAATGCAATTGAAGTATGGAAACAAGAAACAAAGAATGATCCTGAGATAGGTGGGGATAATTTTGAGAGCGCACTCAAGTTGGCCGACTTAACGGTATCGCATTATGATAAGGATTTTAAATCTTTATTAGATACGACTGGTCTAGGAAGTCATCCTTTGTTGTTAAGATTTCTTTACCGCATTGGAAAAGATCTACAGAATGACAATATGGTTAAGCGTCCATTAAACGGCGCTCCCGAAACTCGTAATGATTACGACTTATTTTATTAACAATTAAAGAAAGGTATTTAAAAAAATGGCTACATTAAATCAAACAAAGAACACTTTATTAGATGTTGCAAAACGTCTTGATCCTAACGGAAAGATCGCAAAGATCGTTGAATTATTATCGGTAGATAATGGTATTTTAGACGACATTATATTCAAAGAAGCAAATGAAATGACTTCTCATGTAACAACTGTTCGTACTGGATTGCCTGCTGTTTACTGGCGTTTACTTAATGCCGGAGTTCAACCATCAAAAAGTACAACTGCTCAAATTAAAGAGGGCATTGGTATGTTGGAAGCATGGTCTGTATGTGATGTTAAGTTGGCTAAAATGTCTGGTAACGAGAAAGAATATCGCTTATCAGAAGCAAAAGCATTCATCGAAGCAATGAGACAAGAAGCTGCTCAAACTATTTTCTACGGTAACAGCAATGTTGCTCCAGAAGAGTTTAACGGTTTATCAATTCGTTACTCATCATTATCAGCTCCAAACGCTCAGAACATTATTTCTGCTGGCGGTGCTGGATCAGATAACTCATCTATCTGGTTAGTATGCTGGGGCGAACAAACAGTTCACGGTATTTTCCCTAAAGGATCTAAAGCTGGAGTTGATCACATCGATCACGGTTTACAGATTGAGCAAAATGCTGGCGGCGTAACTGGCGCTCAAATGGAAGTTTACAAGGATAAGTTTTCTTGGGATATGGGTATTGCTTTAAAAGACTGGAGATATGCGGCTCGTATCTGTAATATCGACATTTCTAATTTAGTAACTAACTCATCACCTGCGGACATCGTTGATCTTATGATCAAGTTAACTCACCGTATTCCTAATAAAAACTTAGGTAAATGCGTGTTTTACATGAACCGCACTATATTCCAATACCTTGATTTACAACGTCGTAATGATATGGTTTCAGGCGGATCTCTTGATTACAAAGATGTTGACGGTAAAGCGATTTATTCTTTCCGTGGTATCCCAGTTAAGATCGAGGACGCATTACTTGAAACAGAGGCAACGGTTGCATAATGCAGCCGTTCTTTAACCAATAACTAAATCAATTAAAATAGGAGTAAAAAATGATTTTAGATAAAGAATTAGAATTTTCAAGCGCACAGGTAGTTACGGCTACTGCTGCATCAACTAACGTAATCGACTTGGGCGTTGCTCGTGATGTTGGCGCTGGCGAAAGAATGGAACTTGTTGTCACTGCTAAGACTGCTTTAACAGGCACTCTTGCTACGATCATTCAAGGATCTGTAGATGAGGCGTTCACGTCTCCAGTTACAATCCAGACGTTGCCAAGTATGCCAGCGGCG